AACTGACCAACATTCATTGGAGAAGCAAGGCCAACTCCAGTAGGTAAACCACGCATAAGATCGTCATATTGACAACCGTGCATTTCACGAAGTAGATATTTGGTTAACAACATAGGATCGACTAAAGGATTCTCTTTGAGTAACCCATAGACTTGTATTGCTTTCTGTTCTCTTGCAGTACGAGATAATGGTAGTGAAGTATCTGCGTCTATGCTTACTTCATAAGCTCCGCCTCGAAGCATTTCAGCAGAGAACGCAACCCAGACACGCACTCCTCCTGGACCGGCGATATCAACAATCTGTTCTCCTGTCCAAGTCTTGAAGAGCACTTCATTCATAGCATTTGCGATATTACAGAGCAAGTCAGCTACTATATCTCGACGTTCATCAACCCTGATTTCAGATGCCATCTGTACAATAGAAGCTTCAGTTGCAGTAGTATCTCCAGACTTCTGGGAGAGTTCACCCATCTGGTTACGAGAGAAACCTAGGGTTTCCCTAATGTCAGCGCGCACCTGCTCAGCACTAGCGAGCAAATCCGCAGGAATTCCAGCTACCTGCATGGGTTTGACCTTAGTAATATCGTTTACCTGCACCCCAGCACCGACTGATTCAGAGAGCATCTTCTTTAATTCTGGTTCTTCTATCGCACCTGTCTCGTACATAATCTTAAGTAGAGTAAGCCTCCGGTGCTTCATAGTCTGAGTTCGTACTTCATTTGCTTCAAGTTGCTGAGGCTCCAGGATTGCGGCGTCAGGTACTCCCCAGAAAACCTCATCGTCATTGTTAAAAATAAGCGGAAAAAAATTGAAGCCTTCGCGTGTCTGCAACAAGTCTGGCCCCTCATACAGAATTTTTTGATGATCAGGAGAAAGCACAAATACTCGACCAAATTTTCTATCCCTAATTTCAAACAACTCTATCGTATCTATGGGCTTTTGCAGATTGACGACCCTACCTCCTCGTTGGTATGAAGTAAGTCTGGTAGCTACTAAGTCTTTAGTAAACTTAAGGCGTGGATCACTTTTAACATCATCAATATAGCGTTCGACCCTATGCGCTACCCACATCGCGTCATCGATGTCCTCACAACCAGAAGGCACTATGAAGTCACCGGTTTGCATTCTTCCGAACCATGGCATATTATCTGCGGTACCTGCCTTATACTCTATTCGACCTTTCTTTTCAAGTGACGGTACCACCGCACCAGAGTATGTAGGACTAGGTGTGTAGACACCACCAAGACCGAGTTTTCCTACACCAGTGCCAAACATAAAACTGTCTTGTACCATCTTCTTGATTTGCTTTTTCAGCTTCATTTGAGTAAACAACTTGTTGTCGATCCTCTCCAGAAGCTGTGCAAAGACTGCACATTCAAGTCCGGGCATAGCTGGAACAATAGAAACCGAGGGATTCTTAAAATAAACCCTTGGTACAATAGCCCGCATGAGCATAAAGAAGAAGTTTAGTGGTAATACACCTGGAAGCCAATTACCTCTATAATAAGATCGATAATCGTTCCACTTATCTTCCTTAGCATATTTTCTTCTATAGTCTATGCCAGCATTAATTTGGTCTATCCAAAAACTGTGACTGATTTGTCTAGTATTAAAGCTCATCTACTATATCCTCAAAAGAACAAGAGAGTCCAATATCATTTCGATATTGCATATTAGTCAGTGAGATATTCTTAATAGTTCGGTAAACTCGCTTTCTAGCTTCCTTCAATGTCCTGCCTCGTGCAGTAGCGGAAAAGACTTCTTGTGTTAATGTGCCAGCTACACTATACTTGTTGTCTATCTTCTGGATATCTTTCAAGTACAGATGTCTTAAATTCTCTGGGTTTATGCCATCTATACCTTTACCAATAGGTACTTCGATATTAGCCGTATAAGGAAAAGGCGGTATGGTTATGTTTACAGAAATCAACCAGTCTTCTGTAAACTCAGCTTTATCTGTTGTACCTGTAGCTACTTTATAGAGAAAGTATCCAAGATCTTCTTTGATTCCTTCTCCAAAGACTTCTAGTACACTTTGCAATCCAGTAGCTATTCCGATAACTTTACTGAAATCTTCATTATATATAATCGTAACCAAGTCCCGTAGATTTAACTGCCTCAGACCTTTTGCAAATTCTTCTGTATAGTTTGGCTGCTTCTTTATTGCCTTTGCGATAGTGCCCATACTTATAACCGTGGGACCGACGTCTCCAGCAAATAAATACGAAAAGTTTTCACACAGCACAAAAGGCGATACCCAATCAACTCCGTTGAAGAATCCACAAACTACTCGACAGGTAATACCAGGAGATGGCAACTCACTAGGGATGGCGTACCTATCTACAAAATCAGTAAACTTTCCCTTTGCCAACATACTACCCAGGACAGAAGTTCCAAGATAGATCTTATGATGCTCTTTGAATATCTTCTCATACTGGGCAAATCTATTAGATAAACACAATATAAAAGAGGTTCTGCTCAAATTCGGTCGCCAAGATTCAATAGGAGTTGCCAATTCTCCCGGGAAATATCTCCCCTGCTGAACAAACACATCCACAGCATCATGTTCAGCCAATCTGTGTGCAATACCTATTCCTTCACCATACTTAGTTAAGCAAGTAATGTGCATCGTCTATGCCTCCCACCTGAGGAGCGATAGGGAAATTCCCTAGTCTCCTATTCGTCAGTTCGTTAATAATAGCATCTAAAGTAAATGGATCTTCTTCCGGAGTCTGCACAGGTATCCTATAACCTAACTTCATTGCAGCTTGCGTAAAACTATAGGCTAAAGCAACCATAGCCATTACACGATCATCATAGCAACCTGCTTGAGCAGCTAGTTTATGTGTTTCCGGATCTTCGATAAATGTATCTAGTTCTTCCTGCAATGCCGGAGAATGGATTATAAATTCTGTTGCTAACATCTTCCTAAGAAGTCCTATCGCCAAAGGTCGAGTCCTACTTGTCTCTAGAAGTCCTAAATTAAGAATATGCGTATCCGCGTTACTTTGATTTGTTACTGTTCGTTTGTAAATTAAATAGCTAGGATAGATTTTACGTAGTTCGTTTAAGGTCACAATTCCGTGATTATTTGCCTCCACAGTTATAAATGCGTTATTAAACTGCCGACCTATTGACGACAGGACTTTAGCAAACACATCAGGTGGGACTTTATTACTGACCCACTGTGCCACCTGTTCACAGTTTCCCAAATCAGCGATCTGAATAACCGAGTTGTCTTGCTCTACCCCTCCACCAACATCAGCACCTATGGTGTATATATAATTCTTCTTTGGATGTCCAGAGAGTATATGCAAATCCGGCGAGATTTTCCTCCAGTCTTGAGTAAAAAAATACAGGGTCTTATGAAAAATGCTCTGTCCTGACGATCTAAAGCATTCTTCGATTGTCATAGGATATTCTTGCTTAAACAATTCAAGATCATAATCAAGTTCTTCGAGCTTTTCTCTTCTGAATGACAGCTGCTCTAAAGTAAGTCCTGCTTGGTAGAGCTTAATCTCCTCTAGTTCGTCATCCAAGGAATCTAAAAACTCCTGCTTTTCTTCTTCAGATCTGAATGATCTTTGATACTCTGGAAAATTCAGCCAGTCGAAGAAGTGTACAAAGTATCGACCTTTACCTGACCTGGCTTTTTGTACTCTCTTGTAAAACCAATTTCTACCGTTGCCGGTACTCTCAAGTATAATTGTACCACTCTCTGGCACAGCTTGAAAAAGACCTGCTGTTAACTCTTTAGGATTGTCCCAAAACGCAACTTCAGAACAATGCAAATCAGAGATCGTATCTCCTCGTCCGAATTTTCTTGCACCGGCGGTGCCTATATAGAAAACAGAGTTAGTCTTAGGAAAAGAGAACTCTCTCTTATTTGATGTCTCCAGCACAGCCTTGGGGCCTCGTAGGTTGTCTAAATAATATCTGACTCTTTTAAAAAGCCTCTCAGTTGACTCATTATCATGTGAGATTACTACCGCCTTGGTGTTTCGTTTATGTAGGCAGCGGACAGTAAAGAGTGCTAAGACATATGCCGAGACACCTTCCTGCCTAGCTTTGGTGACTATATCTCTACCAGTTAAAGTCTCATCGAGTTTTGCTTGTGTAGAATTTAGCTGAAAAGGCACATCTTGGCCTTTCTTATTAGCTATCATAAAAAGATTCTCGATGATTAATCTTTCAGGTGTTGGCATATATTCTCTATTTGTTTAATTTTTAATCAGGCCCTATGGCGCAATCAGGATAGGCTTTTGATTTTTAGGATTAGCTGCAAATGCGGCCCATCTACCTAATGCAGCTTGCCACTTCTTAGCCCGAATCTCCAGCATACCATCAGTTATCCAGATTTCATAGGCAATCTTATCTGCAATTAAACGCACTTCTTGTTCAAGCAGGCCCATACGCATTAGTTGATAAAGTGCGTCATGCACCAGTGATCCTCGCAGAGAACTTTTAGTATCAATCGTAGGCCCTGATGGCCCGTCCCAAGCATAGCCTTTTCTAATATAGAGCGAGCCATCCTTTAAGAGAGAAATATAATCTGTGTGTATATCTTCCTTAATACGAATGGAAACGTCAAATCGAAAGTTCTCTACCAACTGATATTTGTATCCACTCTTATATTTGATTATAGATGAAGTAACCATCATTTCTTTTCTTTCCGAAAAATATTGATGATGCTATACAAGCCAACTCCGGTGCTAATAATAAGTTCTCCCTGTTCAGGAGAGATACTATATCCGGCTAATGTTGCAAGTGCAATCAAGCCACGCCAAGTAGACGGCTCTTTCATTCTTTCGACAAAGTCTTTAAGTGCTTTCATTTATTCCCTTCCCTTATCTAACCATTCATAGTGATTCCCATCATCCCAATGACCACCCCATATCCCGCCTATCGATTCCCACCATTCGCCAAGCGGGGCGTGATCTTCGGTTTCTTTCAAATACTTGCCGTCTTTAAAAAGATTCAGGTCGATAGCAAGCCTGCACCTATGCTTGCTTGTCTTGCTCCCATACGGGCAACGTGGATCTCGATAAGCATCGCCAAGCGTCACTTCAAAGCCAAGCGCAAAGGCTTTGTCGATAAGCCGTGGGACTGCTCTTGCGAATTCTGCTTGTTGCCTGTAAATGCTCATTTCCCGTTCTTATTCTTCGATAAATAGATTTCAATTCGGTCAAGCTGCTTGCTCATGTTCTCAATGTTCGCTTCGATCTTGGCTATTTGCCGCGGTGTTTGCTTAAGGTCTTCAGTTTGCTTTTCAAGCTGGACGACTCTTAAGCCGATATCCTGATTGTTATCCACAAAAGCCTTGCAAGCC